AGCGCGGCAGCGGCGGCGAGTTGCGAGATTTTTTGGTCAGCCATCTTGTCAACCTATCATGAGCCTGTCGCCAGACTCAAGGAGAATGGAATCACCGCTTTCGGTGAGAAGCGCACCCGTCACAACTGCAACTGATGTGGCGCTAAAGAACCCGCCGGAGAACATCCCCCCGGTATACATACCACCAGAGAAGAACGTCGTAGCTGCTGCCGGTGGCGTACTGCCGCCTCCAACACTAAAATACCCGCCCGCGTAGAATCCGCCTGCGTAGAACCCACCAGAGAAGAAGCTTGTCGCAGTAACAGGCGGGGGAGTAATACCGTTGGTAGTAAGAACCCCAGCAGCAAGACTTACGCCTACGCCGTTATAGATGACCTCTGTGTAGCTGCGGCTCTGCGGATATGAAGCGACATCCGATCTTGGATCGCGTACAGCCTGGGGGTCGTTGACCGGGTACATCCCGAGCTTAAGCTGCGGGTGATCTGGCTCCCAGCATTCAGGGCATACAAGAATATTTACACGCTTAGTCTTGATCGTCAATGATTTAAGCTTTTGCAGCTTAAACCTAAACCCGCACCTATCGCATTGCGCAATTGAAAACTTGCCAGAGGAAAACCGATTAGGCATTGCGCGTCCTACCGGTAAAAGGTGTTCCTTGGGACAAACCTTACCGGAGCTTTTTCACGATCCTCGGAAGAGGCCAAATCCCACTGCCTCTCATACTCAGCTTGGAGCATAGGCAAGCGCGGAGCGGCCTCGGGTATTTTCATTGCGATCTGGTACGCCAGCCCAGCGGTCAGCGCAGGCAAGAAACGATACGGGATATCAGCAGTGCCATCGCCGTTGCCTGCATCTTGAAGCCGGCGCAAGCGCCAGTACACAAACGTGTAGGAATTATCTGACGGCACCGGCCACACAGTGATGGTTGGGTACTGAATGCCCGCAGGAGTCGCAATCCCCGACTGCCGGTTGATGTAGACCTGAATGGGCCTACCCGTATTGAGCTTGTTTGGGATCGTGGAATACGTCGAGACTGAGATACGCGAGATGTTGATGTCCGTCTGCGTAGACGCATTGCCGGGGTTTTGCCGGATCACATGCTCAATCAGGTCAATCGTATCTACTGGCAAGTTATATGTAGCGGTACCCGCCACAAGCGCAATCGACCCGCTCTCGACCGTCCAAAGGTTAATGCCGCGCGAAGCCCACTCCATCGTCAATAAATTGAGGCTACGCCGTGCGGTTCTAAAGTCATAACCTGAGCGCATTTCTGAGCCAGCGCGCTCATAGGCTTCTTCAAACAGGTCAGTAAGCTGTAGATCGAAAGAGGAAGTTCCGGAAGTAGTCATGCCAAATACTCCAGCCGCCAGCCTTTAGACCGGTGTTGCTTTTTTACCGCCTGCGCCACTGCTTGAAGCGACACCCCTAAATCTTTGGCGGCTGCGGCTGCTGTGGGCCAATAACCAACCCCGTAAAAGATATGGATCCCAGCGACCTTGCGGGCCATATGGTTTTTTCCCCCAGCCTGCTCCTGCCCGCGACCGAAGAACGGATTGGTTTGCCCACGCATAATACCTCTCGCCCGCAGTAATGCAGAATGTTCAGGGCGTTTTTTGCCAGCAAAGGGACGAGATGCGTTTTCTTTGAGTTTGGCCCTGACCTCGGGCCTTCTTGACACATTACCATCGCCACGCATTGAATCAATAAACAACTGCTTTGCTGCGGCGTAATCTTTACTGCGGCGCTTATTTTGGTCATGCACCATCAGGTTAAACGCCCGTGCTGCTGCGCTGGTTTTGTAAATACGGTAAAGCATCCAATGAGCCAAAAAATGCTCTCTGGGCGTCAATGCCACTAGATTATCTGGCGCGTCTGTTCCACCCTCGCTACGGGGCACAATATGATGGATCTCCACATACGGCGGAGCCACTGACCGGGACTTTGCGCCCGCGATCAGTTTTTCATATCGAGCTTTACCGGAGGTAGTCATTACGGAGTCTGGTCGGTAGTCACATTAGTGCGGTTGCCGTTGCCGTCAATCGTTGCCGTCACACGGGGCTTGGCATTAGTCACAGCAGCGTTAAACACCTCGGTGCCAGACCCTGTACCAGAACGCCGGCCCATCAGCACCGCACCCATCAGACGCAGCGCACCCCGGAAGGTCATACCCGCTTCAACCGTCTGAGTATCAAAAATCTCGGTAGCGATCTGGGCAGTGGTGGGTACAGCAGAAGTAGTCTGCGCGGAAGTCAGAGGCTGGTTCAGCCCTTGCGGGAATACTGCAAACACGCTTCGCGTGCCCCCCGTGGTGAGCGCCACATCCCAACCCCGGTCAATCGTTGCAACTTTAGATGTACCGTTGTAGGCAGTGATGATCCGAGCTTGGTTCGCGCCGTCGCCGCTAATGATCGCAACAACCGAGCCTTTGTAGAAGTCAGTCTGCGCGGCAGCGGTAGCGTCGAGGGTGATTGCAGTGTCGCCTGCACTTTGTGCAGCTTGGGGTACGCCTACTTGCAGGGCAGCAGCTTTGGTCGTTTGCAGCCGGAAGAACTGATCTTGGATAACTTTGGTGACATCTTGGTCAATCACCTGAATAACAATCTCAGTTGCTTCAGTCTCAGCAGCACTCAGAGTCCAAGACCAAGCAGCCGAACCGGACAGCGTAACAGTTGACGGCAGCGTAGCGATGTTGGCGAAAGCCCCACCGTCTTTACTGATCTTTACGTCCCCAGCGGCAGGAGTCCAATCAGTGCCAACAATGGCGTAATTCGTTGAACTAGCCTTGACGATGGGGGCGCGGAACGTATACGCGGTGCCCCAAGGAATAGAGATTGTACTCATTAAAAAGTCCTTTTAAGCGACGCCGCGCTCAATACCACGAAAGATACCACGGGACAAGGGTTCAGAATAGTCTGTCGATGGCGACACACCGGAGGATTGATACTGAGCTTCGGCCCAAGTAATGCGGGCTTCGTAGGGGTTCAGATATTCCCACGCACCGATGGTGGGGGTTGTGGTGCTTCTTGCGCTGCCAACGATGTCGAGGTCGTTGGTGTACGCTTGTTGTCGAATAGCGTTATTTATAAGTGCTGCGCCAGTCTTAACCCGGAAGTCTTCTGAGCCAGCCGTTACGTTTTCAAACTGATTAGCAGTCGTTAAACTAACTTGATTCGCTGAACCAAACGGAAACGATGAAAGATTTGTTGCGTTGTTTGAGCTATTTGCTGAATCAAATCTGCCTGTACTGCCAACACTTGTCCAGTTAAAGAACGCACAATTCTTCATTGTGCTTAAAGCGCCGCCATAACGAAAATCAAAAGCCTGAGTTGCCCCATTGCCGTAAAAAACACTATTTATAAAGTTGCCGCTTGCCGTGCTTTCAAAACTTTGAATCAACACCGGCGATGTCGTGGCGCAATAAAATAGTGAATTGATAAAGTTTAATGTGCCGTTGAGTCCAAAAATTATAGATTTGTCATTGCCTTCGTTCACAGTAATACACTGCTTAACTGTCAAAGGCGAAGTAAGGTAAAAAATTCCATCCGCTGCGTTTGTAGTAGCAGCGGCTCGTCTAATTTGCAATCGAGTAAGCAAAACATCATAACCAGCGACGAAAATTGCCCCCCCATAGGAGCTAGTGCCTCTTATTGCAACCCCGTTTGCAGTGTTATATCTAAGCGCATTTGTTAATTTATTTGCATTATCAGCAAATGATTTGCCAGCCGCCGCGTCCAGCCATACATATCTTGTGGCGTCTGTGGTTACGCCACTAAACGTGACGTTTGTTGAAATAGTCCACTCGCCGTTTGTTCCGCCGCCTTCGTCGTAAAGCAGGCCTTTCCAAATCTGATCGGTCGATACAAGGTTGGCTGGGCAAGCGTCTTCCCATGCCTGAATTGTTGAATAATCTCGACCGGAACCGATTGTTCTAACGACAGTAGTTGGCATTTAATCACCCAGTATTACAACAGGCTCTTGAGTCTTAATGGTTTTCAAAGCCAACAATTTTGACGCTTCTACGTCAGTAAACTTTATAACCATCCCAGAGGCTATTACGCCGCGTAGCCACTCATCCCCGAGATTGAAAAACAGTTTCTTTTTGGCTGTTGTCTTTTCTTCTTGTTTTGGGTTTTTTCTAGGTTGAGTCATGTCTGACAAGGCCGCAGCAGGCAATCCGGGCAGTTGAAAAATCCTCCACTCTGGATTAGACACCTCCGCATCGCCCCATAAGTGCCCGTCTTCAACAATAACAACCACGTCACCAGCGCAATTTTGGTTTAGACGCTGGAAAAGCGAACTGCTTTCTTTGTCGATCACTCTGACAAGAATTTCACACATACGGGTCACTCCCAGCGGCGACTAAAGGATCGCCCATATCCCTGACGGCAAAAACACAAATCCAGACCGTGTTGTCTTCTAGCACATCAATCTTGTGGCAAGTGTCTGCGCGAATAACGATGGGGCATGGAGCCTTAAAAGTTTTTGTGCCTTTTGGTTCGCCATTCTTTGTACACGCAATACGCAGCGAACCGCTTACCAGCAATGTCTGATGGTCGAAGTTGTGTTCATGCCCTTCGTGGCAATGCCCCGCTTTATGAGGGCCGTGAACACGCGAAAATACGTCACCGAAATAACACAGCACATCTGCCGAATGGGCAAGATTTTCATGGTGCAAGTCAATAATTTCTTGATCCGTCATTTTCAGTCTCTAGCACCAATAGCGGCGGTCGTCCTAACTCCAGGCACTGCGCTTGTGTGAGAATAAATTGATGAACCAATAATTCCTGTGTTTGAGGATATTGTTGGGGTTATGGGGCTGAACGAAGTGCTTACATCCGTAAACTGAGCCTCAACAAAATTGCTTCCACGATAATCAAAAATATAATTGCCGCCCAAACAATACCCAATAAACAAATTATTATTTATTGACACGTTTGTCGGAGTAAAGCCCGTCATTGCTGGAAGTTTTTGGGGATATTGCAAAAACAAAGGCCAAATAGGATGACTTGCGTTATCGTAAAATTTATTCCATGCAACAAAAGTATTGTGCTCAATAATAATGGACTGGTTTGTTCGCGTGTTAGCCTCTCCCGCAAATTCTATAGCGGCTCCGTTAGAATTGTCGCCGGAATAATCTTTCGCGATTATATTGTTCCGCATTACCAAATTTCCGCCATCCGGTATGTCAACAACATAGGCGTCTGTTTGCGGATTTGTTGCGTCCGCCCTAGCGCAAACAAAGTAATTTCCTTCAAGAATATTGTTTTGCGCTCTTGACTTAAATTCGTGCCCGTAAAAAGTTCCGGTCGAATAAGAGTTGGTCACATAAACAGTGTAATTTGAATCAACAGTGGAGGCATCAATATAAGCATTATGCTCAGGCCCGCTGTTTCCACCGTTGTTGATTAGCTCAACATTATCTAGCCGCAGCGTTCCAGAAGCGTTTCCGGTTCCTTTTATGCCATTCGCGCCTCGCGCTTTAAAGCCCGAGATTCTGACGTTTCGCACCGTTAGGTTTTTTGCGCTGTTTACATACAGCCCAGACTTGCCAATGTATGTTGCACTTCCGCACTGAATGTCAAAATTCTCAAATACGACATTTTCGCATTCATCAAAATACACCAAGGCATTGTTCAAATTATTGTAAGACGCACCGACGCCGGCGGCGCAAGTAATGAGCGGCCTAACTCCGCCGATGGTTTTCCCGCGTATTGTGATGTTCCTTGGGATGTATTTTGTTCCACTTAAAAAATCAGCGTAATTTTTATAACTTGCGCCTATGTACGGCTGGTCTGAATCTTGGTCATAAACGGCTGGATATACTTCAAAAATATCCCCGTCCATCATGTTTGTATAGGGCGTTCTGTGGAATGCCCCGACCGAAACGTCTAATGCAGGATTTAGATAGATATCCCCTGAAGACGTACCTCCGGTGCTGCCAAGTGTTGTGTATGTTGCAATCACAGCACCGCCGCGTATTTGGTCAATCCTTTTTGTACCGCTTGTCGCGGGATTGGCTTGAGCGGTTCTGGTTGGCGAAGTCCAAATCCAGTTGGCCGGGAATGTGCCGGAAGTGCAGTACGCCCCAGAATTTGCTGGCACAAATGAGGCTGGGAAGGTAAGAGTCTTTTGATTGTTTCCGTGTGAATTTGTTGCCTGCACAACAATAGTCGCAGCGGAATTTGATGTTGGTGTTCCAGATATAAGGCCGGAACTGTTCAACGATAACCCAGAGGGAAGGGTTCCGCTGACCAAAGACCACGTTATTGGCGTCGATCCGCTTGCTTGCAGTTGATACGAATACGCGCCCCCAGATTGAACGGAATTGTTCCATGCCCCGGGCAACAAAGATTCCGTTGTAATGGTTGGGGCAATTGATCCGGCCGCATTTGTAATGTTAAGAAAAAAGACGACTTCACTAGAGCCGTAACTATTTGACGCTCTAAAAACGGCAGGCTTATTTGTTGCGATTGCAGGAGTTCCTGAAATCACCCCAGAATTAGACACGCTCAAGCCTGTTGGCAATGAGCCGGCTGCAAGACTCCAAGTAACGGGCGAGCTTCCGGCATCGATTGTTAACGTGCTGGTGTATGAAACACCAACCGTTCCGCTGGCCGGCGCGTTTGTAGTCGTAATTAGCGGAGCGATCCCATCGCCCGCCGCATTCACCGTCAGCGTCAGCGCCCTATCCGCAAACCCGAAAGCGTTGGTTGCTCGGAAAGTAATCGACCCGCTGGCAGTAACTGTGGGCGTACCCGATAGAACGCCTGCGCTACTGAACGCCATCCCAGCCGGCAGCGTCCCAGCCGTGACGCTCCAAGTAATTGTCGGAGAACCCGTTGCGGTAAAAGTGGTGGTCGGGTAGATGGTTCCAACCGTGCCGTCAACGAGGAACGCGGGCGACGTAATTACAGGGGCCGCACCACCGCCTGCGGTATTAGGCGCGCCAAGAGTAGGACCGATGGAACCGCGAAGCAGGCTAAAGACCATTTAGGCACTCACAAAACGAAGGCGCATGTTCGACCAATTGACGGCAACGGCACCCCACTCCGCAGCAGTTACAGTCATCGTGTAGTAAGGAGGCGAGGTGTTATCCGCTGTGCGGGTAGTGTCCGTCTTAACCAGAGTAGCCCCCGAATACAAAGACACTGTAACTGATCCGCCCCCCGTGATCCCCTGCACCCTGTAATTCACCAGCACATCTGTACCAGCCGCAGGGGTAGACATCGCCTGAAGCCCAACCTCATCTGTCTGCGCTGCCGCAGTGGCATAAATATAGTCAGCGTCGTTGTAGGTAACTTCATCAATCAGGGCAAAGTGGCTGGTGCCGCTGCTGGGAGTCCACTGGGTTGTTACATCGCTCGACGGGCGGGCGTAGGTGTAGGTGATCGCTTCGGCAAAAGCAAAACCCGCAAAACGGGTTCTAATATCCGTGACAACTGAACTGATTGCTGGAGTTTCCGTAGACGCCGTAGCTACCGTCTTATAAAGAGTGAGATCCCAGTCGGAAGTTATACCCGCCGTAAATCCGTTTTGTGCGGTCCCTGAAGGAGGGTTGGAACCGCCCGTCGAAAACCCAGATATGACAATAGAATTGTTTGAAGTTGCGAAAGCGGGGCCAGAGATCGTGCCGGGGAAAGTCGGAGATTGTACGTAAGACGATAAGTTCGTCCCCGACACAAATGTAAATCCACCCGTCGTTGATCGCAAAACTGCAACCGTGATCCTTCTTTCTGTAGCGTTCGACGCGAGCGTTGCTACGGTCGTAAATGTTTCGGCTGCTGTGGCAATTCTATAAAAAGCCTGAGAAGCCCATACACCAAAGTCAACCAAAACCCCCGGCCCACTTGTCCACGCGCCTGTCCCGCCAGTGATGGTGCAAGAGATTAAGACGCCGCCGGGCGGTTTATAGGAATGAAATACAAAAACAACATCGCCAACCTGTGTGGTGACGCTCGCCGCGTTTGTGACGGTTCCAGCCGCCGCATAACTTGCTTGGCCGGTATCAGTGCCGACCGTCGAGATCACGGAGATGGTCATGTTTGTATTGCCCCGATAACGGTAAGCGACGATCTGGTAATCATTGCATTGGTCCGCCTACCCGGCTGGTATTGAACAACTAGAGACTTAAATGATGCGGGCAAACCGCTCGGGAAACTTGTTGCGCCGCCCGTAGTTGCATACGTTGCCGTGGGTAGGTAGTTGTAAGTCGGTGCGCTGACTGCGGTCAGCAATGGGTTGGCGTCAAGCGCAATCGGGTCATTTAGATCGCCCGGAAGCGTGCGTCCAGTGATATTGTACAGATATGTCGGGGTCCACGCAGATGCAGTTCCATTGTTAGGGAAGCTGGTTCTAATAGATGAATCAGCAGTAGCGTACATAATATTGCTGCTACTCCTAAAATTATAATTACCGCCACGTTCGTTAATCTTAAACTGTCCGGCGATATACTCCGTCGATCCCCTGCAAGATACCCAAAACAAATTATTCCACGCATCTACCGTAGACGTAGATTCGTTTAGTTCAAAAAACACTTGATTTTGAATAGTATTACAAACGTATGTGTTGTTATAAAAATAAAGCTGCCGCCTGTTTTGCTTTGTGCCATTTATTGTGCCGCCAATATAAATAGGTGGCGTAACAGTCGGCGCCGAACTTTCACCTTGCGCTTGTCGATAGCCGCCATCTGCGGCATCGGTTGTATCTCCGCTTCCGAACTGATACCTGTGAACGCCCATTGACGGCTGAATTGTTGCGCATTGCACATTTGTTGAAGTGCCGCCATCATTTATCAACAAGCCACTATGCCCGCCGGTTAATGGGCTAATGTCGTTGTAAGTAATGCAAACCGGTGCAGTGTAGCCAGCCGCTAATGCGTTAGTGCTGCATCTAACTTTCACATCGACCGAGCTACTAGCCCCCGGCGATAATTCGACACCTAGCAATACCGTCTGCGTTGTTGTCAACCCCGTCAGGCCATGAGTAAAGGTGCCAACGCTTGTGCCGTTACGGCGCAATATAACCTGAGTCGCATTCAATTCTGCTTCGTACCCGTCCCTCGGAACAGACGCTGAATACTGCACGAATATTTTACGGACAGTTGAACCACCATATACGCCGGGACGCCAAAACACAAAGCAGCTTTGCTGATTATCAGGCTGATTATCAAGCGCAGAAATTCCAGAACTCGGATTGACGTAGTACGCTCTTGTCAGGGTACTGTTTGTTGCGGCTTGCCAAACCCCGTTACTTCCACTTGTGTTGTACGAAACAATCCCCGATCCACCAGTCCATTTTGCGTCTTTAGCGGCTAACGACGTTCCAGTAGAGTCGTATATCGCGTTGAATCCCGGATAGTAATTTTTGTCACTACCAAAATGAAATGGGTGGTAAACACCATTTTGGGACTTCATTTGATCTTCGTCAACAGTGATTACGTTACCGTAAACATGGTCAACACCATAATCCGTTTGATCGTATATCCCTACTGTACCGGACGCTTGATCTTCTGGCTCTACAAGATCAACGGCCCTTGCGTTTGCTTCGACCCAGTTATATCTAAAAATTTCTCCCGATGCCCTAGATTTATAAGACGAGCCATCAGCCCCTGCTATTAACGGCCCAAAATAATTACCCTCAATTACGGGGCTTGTGCCTTGAATATAAGCGTTATGTTCTGTAGCGGATCCAAACAAACCGTTACTAACCAAAAAACATTTCCTGATTGTAAGGCGATTTACCGTATCCAATACAGTTGGGCCATTTGTTTGCGTAAAAATTCCCCACGCACAATCTTTTATAATACAATTTTCAATTAGAACATCATTGCCGTTCTGCACCCGGATGCCAGAAGTCCCATCAATATACGCCGTAGTAACATTAGATAGGTTAGTAAATGTACCTCGCGCCCCATACATCTCAAGGTTTTTAATTTGGATATATTCAGGACTGCTACGGTAAAACCCCCTAATAAGAATCCCGGCCCAATCCTCTAGGTTATACGGGTTTCCTATCTGGTATAAATCGTATGCGGTATTACCAAAATAAGGCCCAGCCAACAAACTGGGGTTACTACCTCTTGCTGTAGTCGCACCGTTAAAATTAAATCTTGGGCGGTTACCGTTTGCGTCTGTAACACCATTTACTATGATTGGGTTTGCTGCCGTTCCGGTATTGGCAATGTTTCTGCCCATGCCCCACTTGCGAGAGTATGGCGTTGCCTTCCAATAAATGTTGACTACATCACCTCGGCCCAACGCGCCCCACGGCACGTTATCCATGTCCGTATCGTTGTAGACGTTGTAGGTCGTGCCCGTGCCTGTCGCGGTAAGGGCCGTTGTTACCACATCAGTGGGAATGGCCGGCCCGCTGCCAGTTGGACTTTCTGTAAGTCTTATAGCTCTAGATGAACCGCCGGAAGGAGGATACGCATTGCTCGCAAAAACTGTAATGGGTTTGCCGGGAATCGCTACCGTTGGGGTACCCGAAAGAAGCCCACTTGAGCTAAATGACATCCCCGATGGAAGTGACCCGCTTGTAATACTCCAAGTGATTGGAGTCGCTCCATTGGCGTAAAATTGTGTACTTGGGTAAGTTGTTCCAACTACACCTGCGGGCGGAAACAATTGATAGGTTGGAAGGGCTGTAGTTCCACCGGACGCATTCACCGTTAACGGCATAGATAGCGAATCCGAATTACCAGAACTGTTGGTTACCCGAAACATCAAAGCGCCTGCCGTACTCACTACGGTAGGTGTGCCCGAAATAACGCCGCTGCTTGATAAACTCAAACCAGTCGGGAGCGTACCGGCTTGCAAAGTCCATGTTGGGGCGGGTGTTCCGGTGGCTGCAAGCGTAAAACTGTATGCGACGCCTACAACGGCGGGCATAAGGGATTCAGTAGTTACAATAGGCGCAGAGTTTGCCCCCGAAGCATTCACCGTCAACGTCAACGGCCTATCTGCAAACCCGAAAGTGTTAGTAGCTCGGAAAGTAATACTCCCCGAAGCTGTAGCCGTAGGCGTACCGGACAATACCCCACCAACAAACGTCATCCCAGTCGGCAAAGTACCGGAAGCAATGCTCCAAGTAATCGTCGGTGAGCCTGTCGCGGTAAAAGTGGTCGTTGGGTAGATAACCCCAACCGTGCCCGTCACGAGTGAGGAAGGCGACGTAATTACAGGCGGAGAGCCGCCTGCACTGTTAGCCGCGCCAAGAGTAGACCCGAAGGGGCCTAATAGGGCTGAAAACAATCGCTACCTCTTCGGGTTGACTATCAGCACATCTTACCGCGAGTCTTACCTTTGCGTTCGATACCACCGCCGCGAGCGTACTTCTTAACACCCATCTCGGCTGCTTCGTGCTTAATCATTGACTTGGGAGCGCCCTTCTTTTTCATGAAGGACAACTCTTTACCGATCATCGCTTTTGAATCTTTCACGGGACCACCTTCTTTCTTTGTGAACTCTCTGCCAACCGATTGAGGAACGCCAGCCTTCTTTGCAAACGCAGGGTTGTGAGCCACGGCTTGCATAAAGCGTTCTTGCTTGGCGGATTTGGCTGGCATTAGACGTACTTGGTTTTGTTGGTCACTTTAGAGATACCGTAACCGCGAACTGATCCGCCTTTAGCGTACTTAGCGACTTTTCCGCCCTTCTTCATGCCCTCGATATCTACAGAGGTTTCCCCTGCGATACGATCCGACTCCGAAATGTTCTCGTTACGGCCTTCGCGTATCGTGCTTTGAGGCTCTTTGAAGGAAGCTGGCTTTTTCTTAACCGCTGGCTTGTTAGCCTTTTTCGGAGCTTCAGAGCCTTCTGACTCCTTAGCCTTTTTAGGCTCCTCATCCAGTTCACCGCTCTCGATACGCTTCTTAGCACTCTCAGAGAACTTCACCCCTTCGTGCTTCGACTTAACGTACCGGTCAATAGCAGGGCCGACACCAGATTTTTCAACGAT